AGGTTGGCGACAAGCTCCGCAAGCGCTGCGACCCGTCCGCTTTCGCGGATGCAATGGCGCACTTCCCTCTCGACTACGCTACGATCGAAAACGTCCAGTCCCTACCCAGCGACGGTCACGTCGGTGCCTTCACCTTTGGTAAGGTTACCGGGATCACGATTGGTGTAGCGGCTGGTCTCGACATCCCACTCGCCTCGGTCGCCCCTGCGAAGTGGAAGATGCAAATGCAGGTGCCGGCCGACAAGAAGGCTGCCAAGCACCGGGCGTCCCAACTATTCCCTCATTGCACGTCCGGCTGGTCCCGCGAAATGGACCATGGCCGGGCCGAAGCTGCAATCATCGCACTCTACACCGCGATCGTCGCCGGGCTCCAGCCCACCCAACCCTTCCAACTTGGTCTCATCAACGGGACCCTACCCAAACGGAAATAGGCCATGTCCCGAAATGAAAGAAACCCCGACAAACCCCAAGGCTATTTGAACAAGAAGCAGGAACTCTTCTGCAAGTTCATGGCCGAAGGTTGTAACCAACTGGATGCCTACACCAACGCTGGTTACGAGCCTTCATCGGCGAATGCATCGACCATGGCTAACAAGCCACTGATTAAAGCACGGATCGAAGAACTGAAACAACAGGCGGAACGCCGTGAGCTTGAGTTTCAAGTCATGCGACGTGAAGCCGCTGGTGCCCCGGAAAAACTGGTGGAGGTCGCTGAATGGACCATGCAACGCGTCATGGACATGATGGCCGAGAACGTCAAGCTCGCCCAGATCGCCGGTGAATACCGGGCCGCCAACGAAACCTTCAAGATGATGGGCGAAGCCCTCAATATGTTCAACAAGGCAAAAGCAGATGCAGATCAAAGAAACTCGTCGGGAGCGAAAAACACGCTTGCTCTCATCGAGCAAGTCACTAACGTCTTTACAGAGGCGAGTGGAGGAGGCGATCCATCAGAACAGAACGCTCTCCGACCAAGACTGGCACGCTCTGGTAACACTGACGCAAACGACTGATCTCGATCTACAGATAGAACTTCTTGAACAAGTCGTTGAGCAGGTCAATGATCTTCTCGAAGAGGTCTGGATCGAACTTGCCCGAGAAAGCTACCATGACTTCTACGAGTTCATGGAGCGGGAAAATCAGTATGAAATGAGCCCGCACCAGAAGCTGATCGGCGACCTTCTCATGTCGTCGGCCAGCAAGGAAACCATGCGGTTCATGCTTTCACTACCACCGGGCCACTGTAAGTCAACCCATTCGTCGCACTACTTCCCAGCGTGGTGGTTCGGTAAGATCGGGACTAAGCAACGCTTCCTGCAAGCAGGTCACAGTCAGGACTTCGTTGCCAAAGAAATTGGCGCGAAGGTCCGGCAAATAATCCAGTCCGAAGACTACCAACGTATCTTCCCCGATGTCGTCATCAAGCACGACATGCGGGCGATGGACTATTGGGCTCTCACAAACGGACGCGGGAAATACGTGGGAAAAGGGGCCGGGCAGGGTATTTCCGGTTTCCGTGGCAACTACGGTATGGTCGATGACCCCTACAAGAGCCGGAAGGACGCAGAAAGTCCAACAATTCGTGACAGCGTTTTCAAATGGTATTCCGATGACTTTTCAACGCGTTTGCTCCCCGGTAGTCCTTTAGGGATTATTATGACGCGCTGGCACTCTGATGACCTTTGCGGAAGGATCACCGAACGCGAAGAAAAGGAAGCCCGCGAAGAAGCAGAAAAGTTGGAAGCATCACTATCGAAACAACTCGTTGAAAAACTTGAAGAACAACAAGGAAACAACAAAAAATACCGCTTTGAGATCATTAACCTTCCAGCAATTTGTGAAAGTGAAGACGATCCTCTAGGTCGGGCGGTCGGCGAAGCACTTTGGCCCGAGTTATTTACGCTCGACGCGCTGGAAAATCTCAAAGCTGACATGACTCCTTCGTCATGGAACTCGCTCTACCAAGGGACCCCCATGGACGTGAGCGGGGGTGCTGTCGAGTCGGCATGGTTCCAGCGCTACGACCGGGCTCCCAGCCGAGGCGATGCCGAGAAGGGCTTGAAGAACGAAGTCCGGCGCTGCGTGGTATCGGTGGACGCCGCCAACACCGCGAAGGAGCGATCCGACTTCACGGTCATCACGGTCTGGTATGAGGACTTCAACAAGCGCCACTATCTGATCGATGTGGTGCGGAAACAGATGGAGTTCACCGAAATGTCGGCCGAGATCGCCCGCGTCTGTAAGCGATACAACGCCGATGCGCTGCTGGTCGAAGCGAAGGGCAACGGCTTGGCCTATTGCCAGTTGAAGAAGGACGGCGGCGCTCCGGCTCCGCTGATCGCGATCGAAGTCGGTATCTCGACCAAGGAGTTCCGCTTCGACGAAGTGACTCCCATGATCGAATCCGGCTCAGTCTTCCTTCCGAACCAAGCGACTTGGCTCGCCGACTACGAGAAGGAACTGGTTGCGTTCCCGAACGGCAAGCGAGACGACCAAGTGGACAGCACCTCGCAGTATCTCAAGTGGGCGCGGCAGAAGGGCCGGCGCGGGACGAAGAAGCTCGGAGGCACTGGAAATCGCCGATAGGGGACCCTTTTCCTACAGAACAGGGGCCGCGTTAACCTTAACAAACGAGGATTCCGGCCGTTAACCATTTTCGTTAAGGTTAACGAAACGAGGATTCCACCCGTTAACCATATTCGTTAAGGTTAACGGATTCACTCCACGCGTTAACCTTAACAAATTGCACTTCTTCGTTAACCTTAACAGGGACCCCATGCTCCACGGCATCGGGGTCCCTTTTCACATTACGTCCGGGACCTTCACCCACACATCGCCGGCCGGGCCCCTGAGCCTCAGCACATAGGCCGGGGGTCCCTTTTTCCACGACCTCCGGGACCCTAAGCGTCAGGATATAGGCCGGGGTCTTGATTTACGATTTCTTCCACCGATCGACACCCATCTGGCTGCCAACATACGACCAAACCGGCATACCCTCGCTCTCCAGCCGCTCCAGAGCCGGGTTAGCCTCGCTCTCCAGCCCCGTGAGAGCGAGGCTAACCCGGCTCCCATCACGCCCAACAACCGACCAGCCAAGCCGGCGACCAGCCGACCCCACCGAGGGCTTGAACTTAACTTCCAAAAAGATTTCGCGTAGATATTGGAAGTTAAGGGTGGAAAAACTCGTGTAATAACAACACCATCGATCTAAAGTTCCAGATCGCCCGATAAGCAATTTAACAATGAGGCTGACTGCCGAGGTGGAGCCCCCTCAGAGACCCCGACAGTATGGATGACGGTCATTTTAACCCACCCCTGCCTAAACTTGCGAAAGGAGTCTTTTGGAAGATAATTTTGGGGCCATTTTGGCCCTTAAATGCTTGTTTTTGCCGCATTTTTGTTAAAATGTCGGTGAAAAATGGCCGATTCAGTGAAAATGGCGGTGATTCCGGGCCGTTTTAAGCCCTCTCAGCGTCATTCTGGCTGATCCAGCGGTCACCGAGCCCGGTCAAGCCTGCTGGAAGCTCCAGCGGCTCCCAGCTTCGGCTCAGCCATGTTCGATCGACTTTATGGATCGAGGCCATTTTGCTTTGCTATGGATCGAGGCCATTTTATGGATCGAACTCATTTTATGGATCGAGGCCATTTTGCCGGCTGCTATGGATCGAGGCCATTTTGCCGGCTGCTATGGATCGAGGCCATTTTGCTATGGACGAAGGCCATTTTGCCTGCGCGGCGCGAGACCCCTCCCGGAGGCCACTTCCGCGCCGGCTGCCGGTAAGGTTAACCGACGTTAACCTTTCTCCACCAGTAAGGTTAACAAAATCGGTCAATTTGTTAAGGTTAACAGCGCGTTAAGGTTAACGAACCCCTAATTTACCCCTCGTTAACCTTAACGAATATGGTTAACGGGCCATTAACCATGTTTGTTAACGTTAACGGCGAATTAAGGTTAATATGTGGAGCGATTTCGTTAAGGTTAACAGATTCGGTGCATCCGTTAACGTTAACGAGGTCTCCCCTCCCCGTTAACCATCAAAGTGGAAAAAGTGCTTGACCGAATCGGCTGGGTCTGCGACTCAGGATGCACGGCGAATCACCGCCGCTAGGAGACGACCGAATGCCTTTGAAACCCGACGCCGCCGCCCGTAAGGACGCACTAGGGGCGAATCACCCTGCAACCCTCCAACATCGGCACTTCGCCGTAATCGCTGGAATCCTCGCCAACCTCGACCGGGACAGCCTCGGCTTGACGCAAGGCCAGCACCAGAACATCGCGGAAGACTTCGCGGATGGCCTCGCCAACACGAATCCGAAGTTTGACCGCAAGCGATTCATGGTCGCCTGCGGCTTCGCGGCCCCCTGATGGGGTGTCTCGACGCTATCGCCCGGTTCTTTCTGGGCATCTTTCTGCTGATCCTTGCAACTGGGCTGGCCTCGTGCCAGCCCCTTTTCTTTCGGTAACCATTCGTTAAGGTTAACAGATTGGCCCTAGACGTTAACCATTAAAGTGGAAAAAGTGCTTGACCGAATCACTTGAGCCGCCTAGAAACGAATCAGCAATGCAGGGCGCGACTCGCACCGGGCAGCTACAAACGGAGACAGACCATGCCGGAATTTTTGATCGAATACACGAAGACCGAAGTCACCCGCGAACGGGTGTGGATCGAAGCCGACTCGCCTGCTGAGGCGCTGCGGATTGTCGAAGAATACGAATTTGACAACTCGGAAAGCTACGAAGTCGATTCGCTGCGCTGGGAAATCAGCGACGCGGAAGTGCAGGGCGAGACGCCGGACGAAGATGATCCGGAACCGGACGAAACGGAACCGAACGCCTTGCCAGTCGCTATCACCTGCGACCGTGGCGACACCATCGAAGTCGTTCACCGGACCGCCACCATCGCCGAGGCGGAAGAATGGATTAGCGTTGGCCTTGCCGACGGTTTCCTTGACGAAAACGACGTTGACCAAGGCCGCTACGGAATCGACGCGCCGGAAGAAATGGTTAACCCATGAGCCGGGCCATCGCAATCCTGATCGACCCGCAAGGCGAAGAATGGTTCATGGCTTACGGGCCGAAAACCAAGCTTCGCGACAAGGCGAGCCGCTACATCAGCGCCGAAGTGGCGATGAAAGCGGCGCGGGCGATCATATTCGGACACCCGGATGCGTTCTGGAATAGCGAGCGCCAGCACGCCGAAAACACCCGGCGGGAACACAAGGGCTGGTCCTACCGAATTGAGGAAGTGCCGGACCACGACCGCAAGCGGGAAGGTTTCAGCGTGGCACGTTATCAGGCCGGGACAAGCGTCTACCACTATCACGCAATCGGCGGGGGTTTCACCACGGAAGAGGGCCGGGCCGTTCTATGGCCCACCCGCGCCAAGGCGCTGGAAATAGCGCAAGGCACTGTCAGGCCGGAAGGCTGGAACGTTTGCGTGCAAGACTACTGAGATCGGCGGGCTCCGGCCCGCCTTTCTTTTGCCGGTAACTAATCGTTAAGGTTAACGCATCGGTGTAAATTGTTAACCATCAAAGTGGAAAAAGTGCTTGACCGAATCACTTGAGACACCTAGAAACGAATCACCACAACGGAGACGACCAATGCAAAAGACCTTTCAAGTTTACAACGATCCCGGCCACGGCTGGTGCAAGGTGCCGCTCGCAGTCATCGAAGCGATCGGCCTGACTGAGGGACACTTTTCGTCCTATAGCTACCGCAACGGGGACGCGCTGTTCCTCGAAGAGGATTGCGACCTCGGCACCTTCGCAAAGGCTTTCACTGAAAAGACGGGCTCGCCGCCCTCTTTCAAAGATAACTACTGCAACGGACGCAGCCGCATTCGCAGCTTTGCGTCGGTCCGCTCGGGCGAAGGTTATGCAGCCATCGCAGCCGCAAGGGGATATTGACATGGGAGACTTGCTTGACCGTTGCCTTGCCCGTCCGGGGAAAAACTACGGACCCGGCTACGGCTTCGCCCTTGCCTATCTTGACGACAAGATGAACCCCGCTCACTTGCGGGACGGCGCTTGTCACATGGTCGGCAAGGCATATGGCCCGCACGGCTGGGCTGAGGCTCGCAAGAGTCCTGATCTGGCGGCATTCGTGCTTGCATACAGCGAAGCGGAATGCTTCGAAGACTTCGCAATCGAAGCGGCGCAATTGCTGCTCGAATGGGGAATGCGTGGCGATCCGGACGCCGCCACCGTGCTTCGCCTTTGCGGCCATCCGGGTTATTGAGAGAGGGGCTTCGGCCCCTTTCTTTTGTCCTTTACCTGCTGTTAAGGTTAACGCATAGGGGTAATTTGTTAACCATCAAAGTGGAAAAAGTGCTTGACCGAATCAGCGAATCGCCCTAGCAAGGAATCACCGCAATCAAGCGGCTGGAGACAAAACAATGACCACTCGAATCAACAAGGGCCGCGACGGTTGGCAGGCCAAGACTGAAACCGATCTGCCCGGCCTCACCCTGACGGAAGGTGAAAAGACGAAGCAAGGGGTTCTGACTATCAGCACCCGCAAGACTTCGCGTGGCCTCGAAACCGGCGTCAGTGTCGCTTTCCGCGACGGCATGTTCCTGACGCATCGTCTTTACGAAGACTTCAACGCCCGTTATGCCGCCAGCACCGCACGCTGCACGGAAAAGGCGATCCGCTCTATGCATGACGAAGCGCTCGCCAATCTGGAAACCCTCAAGGGCCATGCATACGCCCACTATGGCATGACTGCCCCGGTGGAAAGCGAAGCGGCATGATCGAGCGCGATCAATTCTTCGACATGTTGCAACGCGTCGCCAATGACGGCGTTTGCGGCCAGCCCCGGCCCTATTCGGGCCGGGCCATGTATGGCAAGCAGTGCATCGCAGTGTCCGGTGATTATCTGGACGAATGGGCGCTTGCCGTCGCGCTGGGGCACCAGTGCCGTTGCTGGGGACTTGACGTTCGCGATCTGCCTTCGCCGGACAGCGATTCGCTTGGCCGAGGCCGCGTCCTCTATTGGCCGCAATACGAATGGCCGGACGACCAGCCCGAACCGGCGGACGAAGACGAAGACTAAGGGAAGGCGGGGCAACCCGCCTTTTCTTTTGTTCTTTACCCGGCGTTAAGGTTAACGAAGAGTTACGATTAAGTGGAAAAAGTTCTTGACCGAATCAGTTACCTACCCTAGAACGAATCATCGCATTAAGCGATTGGAGACAGACCATGCTTATGAACCCCTCTGTAAATATCAATGGCACCAGCCGCGAGGCTCTTGTCGATGCCCGCCGGGATGCCTTCGAAGCGATCCACGCCGCCATGAATGCGCTTCGCGAAACCATGCCCCATGGCCGCGATTACGTGGGCCGGGCGCATCAATTCTCGGTGGACCGGGCGATCTACATGGAACGGCACGCCGTCCTGTCGAAGCTGTCCGAAGACCTGATGGACGAAGCGCTCGCGATCCAGAATGCCGGGGCACGGGGCGCTGTGGTATGACCTACATTCATCACGAAACATTCAGCAGCCCGGAAGCCGATGAGAACGAAAACGAGCGGACGCCGAGAAACGCGCAATGGAATATGAGAGAGGGGCTTAGGCCCCTCTTTCTTTACCGGAAACCACACGTTAACCTTAACAGACCAGCCGAACTCGTTAACCATCTGTGTGGAAAAAGTGCTTGACCTAATACAGCGACTCGCCTAGAAACGAATCACTTGAAACGGAGACAAGACCATGAAACTTTTCCCTGATGCCGCCGCCCTCGAATCATCCGGCTATCTTTTCCGGATCACTGACA